GCAAATTCTCCATTGAGAGATAATACAGGTGTTACTGTACAAACAACAACTAGTGGAATAGCAACTGGTGATTACTTTATTGTCTATGAGTCTAATGTTGGAAGTGGAGTGACTGCCCTTGATGAAAGTGGCAATACAATTGGTGTTGGAAATTCTTTCCTAGATAATATCTACAGAGTTGCTGATGTCTCTATTGCCAATACATCTTCAATTGGAATTGGAACTACTAACGTTGCTAGAGTCACTGTTAGTATTGCACATTACAATGGATTTACCGCTGCTGGTTTAGCGATTAGCAGTTTCTATGGAAGATATAGTTGGGGTAAACTTTTATTCAGTGAGAGAACTGGATTTAAGTCCTATGATGCCATTACTTCTAATGGTGTGGTTGGAATTAAGACTGGACCATACATTATAAGACAAACCGCATACAAGTCGATTGGGTTTGTAACCTAATAAATAACTAAAAAATTACAAAAATGTCTGCCATTATAACTGATCAGATAAGGATATTGAATGCTAAGAATTTTGTAGCCGGATTCAATACGGTTGGAAAAGCATATTATAGTTTCGTCGGACTTCCAAATCCAACGATAATTAATGCTGATTGGAATAATGATCCTCCGGCACCTATTGACAATTTTGCCAATGAAAATTCAACATGGGATACTATAATTGCACTTAAGAAAATTACCTCAGATGATGCTAAACAAGTAGTATCAAAAAATGTCTGGGCGTCTGGTAGAACTTATGATTATTATAGACATGATTATAGCATAAACAATACTCCTAAAAACTCTAACGGAACTTCATTATATTCCTCAAGTTATTTTGTTTTAAATAGCGATTATAGAGTTTACATCTGTCTTCAGAATGGAACTGACCCAGAAAATGTAAATGGAAGACCATCACTGGATGAACCAAGGTTTACTGATTTAGAACCAAGAGCTGCAGGAACCAGTGGTGATGGATATATTTGGAAATATTTGTATACTATCAAACCATCAGACATTGTTAGATTTGACAGCACTGATTACATGCCAGTTCCCTCAAATTGGGAGACTAGCAGTGATGATGCTGCTGTAAGAGATAACGCTGTTGATGGTGGACTTAAAACTGTAATTATCGAAAATCGTGGAGTTGGAATAGGAACTGCAAATAGAACTTATACCAAAGTTCCCATTAAAGGTGATGGTTCTGGGGCAGAGTGTACAGTAACAATTAATAACGATTCAAAAATAGGTGGTATTGTAGTTTCAAATCAGGGATCTGGTTATACTTTTGGTAATGTAGATTTAATTGCAGGAGGTGTTCCCTCTCCTAATGAGTTTCCTGTTTTAAATGTAATTATTCCTCCTAAAGGTGGACATGGTGCGGATATCAATAGAGAACTTGGTGCAACAAATGTTCTTTTATATTCAAGGGTTGAGAATGATGTGGAAAATCCAGATTTCATCACGGGTAATGAAATTGCTAGAATTGGAATTGTAGAAAATCCTTTGGCATTTGGTAGTAATCAAATTTTAACACTAGATAAAGCAAGTGGAGTCTATGCTCTCAGATTAACTGGAGTTGGTTATAGTTCAGCAATTTTTACAGAGGATACTGTTGTTCAACAGACAATTGGTACTGGTGTTACTGCCATAGGTAAAGTTGTTAGTTATGATCAAGTTACTGGTGTTTTAAAACTATGGCAAGAGAGAACTTTTGCAGGATTTACTACTGTTGGAGTTGCACAAACTAATCCCTCATTTGGTTATAATCTAAACAGATTTTCTGGTTCACCAGATACTGGCGGTGCATTGACAATTACTGGAGGAAGCGTAAGTCTCACCCTGGACGACTTCTCAGGTCTGTCAACGGTCATAAATAATAGGACATATTATCTGGGTCAAACTTTTAATAGAGGAGTATCTACTCCTGAGGTTAAACAATTTTCAGGTGAAATAATCTACACTGACAACAGACCTGCCATAACAAGATCTTCAAACCAGAAGGAAGATATCAAAATCATATTGCAATTCTAATCAACCATGGCTCAACAAACCAATCTCAATGTATCTCCATATTTTGATGATTTTGACCCTAATGATAATTATCATAGAGTCTTGTTTAAACCAGGATATCCAGTTCAAGCAAGAGAACTAACTGGTCTACAATCTATTCTTCAAAATCAAATTGAAAGATTTGGTCAGCACTTTTTCAAAGAAGGTGCAAAGGTTATTCCTGGAAACACTGCGTATTCTAGGTCATATCAAGCAGTTGAGTTAAATAATACTCACTTGGGTGTTCCTGTTGATTTTTATATTGATCAACTAGTAGATAGAAAAGTAATTGGTTTAACTTCTGGTGTAACAGCATACGTAAAAAATATATTAAAGTCTGAAAATTCTGAGAGAGGCAATTTAACTCTTTACCTTTCATATTTGTCCTCTGGTGTTCAAGATTCTGAAATAAAAACATTTTTAGATGGTGAACTCTTAGCTACTGACGTTGATATAATTTCTGGTCCATTAAATAATCCATTCATTCCTATTGGAGAATCTTTCTGTTCGACAATTTCCACGAATGCAACATCAACTGGGTCAGCGTTCTCAATTTCAAATGGTGTTTATTTTATTAGAGGTAATTTTGTAAATGTCTCTGACGAAACTTTAATTTTATCTCAATATCAAAATAATGCAAGTGGTAGAGTTGGTCTTAAGGTTTTAGAGGAAATTGTAAACTCAGATACTGATGAAAATCTTACAGATAATTCAAAAGGATTTAATAATTTTGCTTCTCCTGGAGCAGACCGTTTAAAAATTAGTTGTTCTTTAACAATTAAGTCTTTAGATGATTTTAATGATTCTGACTTCATAGAATTAGCAACCATTAGAGATGGTGTGCTTGATTCTCAAGTAAAAAATACAGAATATAGCATTATTGCTGATGAACTAGCACGCAGAACATATGCAGAGTCTGGCGATTATACCGTCATGCCGTTTGATGTGACTGTTAGAGACTCGTTAGACGATGGCGTTAGCACTAATGGGGTATATACAGAAGGAAGATTTACTCAGGGTGGATCTTTAGCATCTGAGGATCTTGCTCTGTATGAAATTTCTCCAGGTAAAGCTTTCGTAAAAGGATATGAAGTAGAAACAATTAATACCACATATCTTGATGTATCAAAACCAAGAACAACTAAAAAACTAGAAAAACAAGAAATTATTTTTAATACTGGAGCAACTTTTAAAACAAATAAAGTTTTCGGTGCACCGACAACAGGAATTGGTAATACTTATATTTTAAGTTTAAGAGATAGGAGAGTTGGATCTAGTTCAGAGACTTTATCTGGAAAAGAAATTGGTCTAGCTAGAGTGTATGATTTTGCACTGGAAAGTGGATCATACAGTGCTACTAATGCGGATGTTAATCAGTGGGATCTTCAACTATATGATATTCAAACATTCTCTCATATGACACTGAATGAACCAATTACATTAACGGTTCCGGTTCATGTCAAAGGAAAATATAGTGGAGCGACTGCATTTTTAAGAGAAAATGTTTCTGTTGGAGCAGCTTTAACAGTATATGAAAGAAGTGGTGATTTTGTACTCAATGAACCACTAATTTTTGATGGTATTGAAAACTCTAGGGTTGCTATTGCAATAACATCTGCTGGAATATCTGATATCAAATCAGTCTACGGTGGTCCAAGTTTACCTGGAGGCATTGGTGCTGCGGTAACATTTACTGCTGATACTGTACTGGATACCTTAGTAAATGTTGGAGTATCTTCAATTACAGCGACAGTTGGTGCTGGTTCTCCTAAAATTACCGCAGCTGCCGCTTCTAATTTTTTATCTAAAGTAAAAGTTGGAAGTATTTTAAAGTTCACAACTACTGATTCTGCTACTCCAATTGGTGCAAGAGTTACTAGTGTTAATGCCGGTGATGTTACTGTCACTGGTGTTACTACAGTTACTGGAGTTTTAGACGGAGATCTCCCACCAACTGCTAGAACAATTAATGATTTAAAAATTGTTGGTACAAAATTATCAGCATCTGCTGAGGATCTTGATGCAAATGCACTGTACACAACAATGCCAAAGCAGTTTATATCTGATGTTGATTTAATTTCTTCTAATATTATAATTAGAAAAACATTTACTGTCAATATTGCAACCAACAAACTTTCTGCTGTAGTTACTGCAGGTGCAAATGAAACGTTCTTGGCGTTTGATGAAGAAAGATATACATTAATCAGATCTAATGGTGCAACTGAGGAATTAACCGCAGATAGATTCTCATTCACTAATGGTGGAAAAGAACTTCAGATTAATAACTTAGGTGCTAATGATACTGGAGCAACTCTTTTTGTAACTTTAAGAAAGTCTAGTTTAAAAGAAAAAATTAAAAGACAGAATAGAGTAAACACTTTAGTTGTTGACAAATCAATCAATTCTGGTGCAGGAACAGGAAGCACAACTTTAAACAATGGTTTGACTTTTGGTAATTTCCCGTTTGGTACTAGAGTTGAAGATGAAAGAATTTCTCTGAACAAACCAGATATTATCAGAATACTTGGTGTTTATGAATCTACAAATACATCTGCAGCATCTGCACCCCAAGCAACATTATCTGCTATAAGCGGTTTTACAGGTAAAACTTCAGATTTAATTGTTGGTGAGTTTATAGTAGGTCAATCATCTGGCGCTAGAGCAGTATATACAGAAAAACTAACTGATAGTCAAATTACATATGTTCCCAGAACTGATATAAACTTCACTGAGGGAGAAACAATAGTCTTTTCTGAGTCAAATATCACTGCAACTCTGACGACATTAAACACTCTTAGTAGAGCAATTTCAAATCACTTTGAATTTAATACTGGACAGAAATCATCTATCTATGGTCAAGGTTTCTTAAAAAGAAAGTCTAATGCGAGACCACCAACTAGACAATTAAAAGTATATTTTGCTAATGCATATTTCGAGGACACTGATGATGGAGATTTAATCACCAAAAATTCTTATGAATCATTCGATTATGATCTTGAGATTCAAACTGTCAATGGAGAAAGAAATACTGATCTAATTGATATTAGACCAAGAGTTTCTGATTATACAGTTTCAGAGAGTTCTAGATCTCCATTGGAATTCTTAGGAAGATCATACAATGGTAGTGGTAATTCTGTAGCAAATATTTTAGCGTCTGATGAATCAATTAACCTTGATTTTTCATTCTATCTTGGAAGATATGATAGAATCTTCATGACAAAAAATGGAAGACTTCAGGTTCAACAAGGTGCTCCATCAGAAAACTTTGAAAGACCAGTTCCACTAGATGACGCATTAGAAATTGCTACAGTAAAATTACAACCATATCTTCTCTCTACAGATGATGCAACCGTATCTTTCTTAGAGCATAAGAGATATCGCATGTCCGATATCAAAAAACTTGAGGATAGAATTAGAAGTTTAGAATACTATACCACTTTATCTTTATTAGAGGTTAATACTGAGAGTTTATTTGTCGCTGACTCTGAGGGGTTAAACAGATTTAAGTCTGGTTTCTTTGTTGATGATTTTACCACTCTTTTACCACAAGATACCAATGCTCCAATAAACAATTCTTTAGACGTTCAAAGCAGAGAATTGCGTCCAAGGCACTTTACAAACTCTATTGACTTAACAGTTGAACCTGTAGAGGGTGTCACTACACAAACTGATCTTGGATTTACGGCACCTGATGGAGAAAATATTAAGCGTTCTTCTGATATTATTACCCTAGATTATACAGAAATTGAGTGGTTGAAGCAAAACTTTGCCACAAGAACTGAAAGTATAACACCTTTCTTAGTTAGTTTTTGGCAAGCATCTGTTGAACTAAGTCCTTCATCAGATACATGGGTTGATACTGCAAGAGTTGAAGCAAAAATTGTCCAAACTGAGGGTAATTATGCAGAAGAAATGGCAAAAGCCACAAGACGATTTGGTGAAGCTGATCCACAAACTGGATTCTTCCCTGTTCAATGGAATTCTTGGCAAACCACATGGACTGGAACAGAGCAAACTCAAAGAGATGGTGGAACTAGAACAGAGACTCGTCCTGGTGGTGGAGGAGCAAGAACTGTTGTTAGAGAACGTCATCAACAAGGACGTGGAGGAAGAAGGTTGACTCGCACTTGGACTGAATCTTCCACAACCACAACTTTCCAAGACACCATAACTGATACATTCAGAATTGGAACCGATAATAGAAGAGGTCAGAAAACTCTTATTACTGAGAGATTCGATCAAACTTCAATGGGTGACAGAGTTATTAGTAGAGATCTCATCGCATTAATGCGCTCTAGAAACATACAATTTGTCGCTAATAAAGTAAGACCTCTTACTAGAATATATCCATTCTTTGACTCTAGAGATGTAAGTAAGTATTGTGTTCCAAAGTTGTTAGAAATTACAATGACTTCTGGTGTATTTCAGGTTGGAGAGACAGTTTTTGGTAAAATGGAGGGCACTGGTTTAGGAAACAGAGGATCTAAAACACCTGCAATTAGATTTAGAGTTGCTCAAGCCAATCATAAAGAAGGTCCATTCAATGCTCCTACTCAAGTCTATAGAAATAATCCATATCTGTCCCAAGTTTCTCCAACTGCAGTTGAAACATTCTTAGGAACTCCTGGTCAAGTTCAAGTTCCAGGTCAAGGAAATGTGTTACCCGAAACATATTCTTCAACATCATCAGTTCTGAATGTTGATACTTATGCACTTTCTTTGCAAGCACAAGGTGAATACTTTGGATATGTCGCTAAAGACATGGTTCTCGTTGGTCAGACCAGTGGAGCACAAGCAACCATTTCAAGTCTAAGATTGATGTCAGACTTGGGTTCAACTTTGATAGGAAGTTTTTATATTCCAGATCCAAATATTGGAGGGAATCCCAAGTTTGAAACTGGAGATAAAACTTTCACATTAGTTGATGATTCTAATAATGATCAGAATGTTGCATCTACCATTGGTGAGCAAAAATATACTGCAAAAGGAACACTTGAAACTGTTCAAGAGCAAATTGTTTCTGTTAGAAATGCTGAGATTCAAATTAGACATGAAACTGAAAGCAAAGCAAGAAGAGACTTTTTTGGTTCATCAAAAGCAAGCACTGTAATTGATTCAGTGACCACCGAAACTACCGTCACTGAGTGGTATGATCCCTTAGCGCAATCATTCCAAGTCTTAGATGAGACTGGTGTATTTGTTACAAGTTGCGATGTATTCTTCCAGACCAAGGATGACATGGATATTCCCATGACATTCCAAATTCGTACCATGCAAAATGGTGTTCCAACTCAGAAGATTCTTCCCTTCTCTGAAATTATTTTAACACCAGATCAAATCAATATTTCTGCTGATGGAACAGTACCAACTACATTTAATTTTAAAGCACCGGTTTACCTTGAGGGTGGTGGAGAATATGCAATAACACTTGCCTCTTGGTCTACAAAATATAGAGTGTTTATTTCTAGAGTTGGAGAATCTGATCTTTTGACTGATGAATTCATCTCCAACCAACCATACCTTGGATCTCTGTTTAAATCACAGAATGCTTCTACATGGGAACCAAGTCAATGGGAGGATCTTAAGTTCACCATACGTCGCGCAGATTTTGTGCAGAATGGTTCACTTGAGGTTTATAACCCAATTCTTGGAGAAGGTAATGGACAGATTCCAACTCTCCAACCTGACTCCATCAATATCAGTTCTAAGAAAATTAGAGTTGGTTTAGGAACAACTGTTTTTGGAAGTAATGCTCTTGAAATTGGAAATACTTTCTCACAGCAGGGATCAAATGCAACCGGTAACTTTGTGGGATCAGCTGGATCTGGAACTGGCGCGTTGACAATTACAAATGCAGGAATTGGTTACACTCCAAGTTCCGGCGCACTGACTTATACCGGAGTTGCTTTGACGAGTATTACTGGATCTGGTCAGAATCTAACTGCTAATATTTCAGTTAATAATGGCGTTGCTGTTGGAGCAACCGTTGTTAACGGTGGTTCTGGTTATGTTGTCGGTGATGTTCTTGGCATTAGTAGTCTTGGTAACAATCCAGCAGGTAGAAATGCAAGATTCTCTCTTGTATCACTTGCTAGCACAAACGAAATTATATTTGATAATGTTCAGGGAGATTTTGAAGTTGGCGTAGGTAAAACTCTACAGTTTACAAATAGTTCTGGTTCTTTAGTAACATTGAATGGCGCTAACGGTAATGTAACACCAACAGAAATTAGAGCAGTTGGTAATAACGATGGTCTTCACCTTATTGTTGACCATAAGAACCATGGTATGTACCATGAAAATAATAGAGTTACAATATCTGGTGTAGAGAGTGATGTCGTACCAACTAAATTAACCTCACCATATAGTGCAGATTCAACTGCTGACCTTCTTGTAGAAAACTCTTCGGAGTTTAGCACATTTGAGAATATTGGTGTTGGAACGACAACTGCTGGTTATGTAAAAATTGGTGATGAAATTCTTACTTACACTGACACATCTACCGGAACAATTAGTGGTATTACTAGAGGATCTAATTCTAAAAATTATGTTGTAGGAACACCCGTATACAAATATGAAATGGGTGGAGTTTCTCTACGAAGAGTTAACAAAACACACGTATTGAATGATGCTACTCTCTCCAATCCAATTGGATTTGATTCATATACAATTAAAGTTGATATGAGTTCTGATGGAGTTAATAGAAGTGTAGGAACTAATTTCCCAGTGCTTTACTATAATGAAACAAAGTCTGATGGTGGATATGATATTAAAGCGACTCAAAACATGCCATTTGAGGCCATTGTTCCTTCCGTTCAAAACGTAACTGTTCCAGGAACAACCATTAGCGCAACAGTCAGAACAACAACAGGATCAAACCTTAGTAATGGTTCTGGTCAAAACTTACCAGTTCCGTTTAACAATGCTGGTACTGAAGATGTAACTCTCAACGCAACAAATTACTTCTCATCTCCAAGAATTATTGCATCTAGAGTAAATGAAACAAATAGTGCGATTTTACAACAATTGCCTGGTGATCGTTCATTCAACATGTCAATTTCACTTGAGTCTTCTGATTCTCGTTTAAGTCCAATTATTGACGCGCAAAGAGTGAGTGCTATCCTTGTTTCAAACAGAGTTGACGCACCAATTTCAAACTACGCTGAGGATAATAGGGTCAATTCGATTGATGATGATCCCAATGCATTCCAATATATCTCTGGAGAAAATACTTTAGAAACTTCTGCGACAAGTATTAAGATTCTTCTTACTGCTCACATTAATCAATTTAATGATATAAGAGCATTCTATGCAATTGGTGAGGATCAAGGATTTACACCGATCTTTGAAGCATTCCCAGGGTATACCTCAAATAATGATGGATCATCAGATAGAGTTGTTCCTCCAGCGAATGCATCAGAGGGTTTCCTATCTAGAGATTTGACATTCAAAGAGCATGAGTTCAGTGTTGATAATTTACCTGCCTTTAAGTCTTATCGTATTAAGTTGATTGCTACTTCTACCAATCAGGCATACGCTCCAAGAATTAAAGAACTGAGAACAATAACTTTAGCATAATATGGAAGACATAAGAGTAGAGGGTCATTCTGATTTAGTCAGAGATCCTGTGACCAATGCAATCATTAATACAAACAAAAGTAAATACGAGGAGTATATTTCTCGTAGAAACATCAAAAAAAGTGAAACTCAAAAAGTGCATGATCTTGAAGATGAGTTATCATGTATCAAAGATGATTTAAATGAAATCAAGTCGCTCTTAAAGGAGATTATCAAATGAATCCTGATCAAATTGAAATTAAAAATTTGTCCAAAAATTTTGCGTATACTCAAGTTGCAACAGAGATAGATAGTTGTGATGACTGTGAAGAACTCCGTAATATTGCAAAGTCTTTTTGTAAACTTTATTATAAACAGCAGGAAACAATGCAAATCATAGGACTGACGGATGGCAACTAAAAAGATAACCTTTGATCCAAATGCAGATTCATCACCAGCTGCTAATTTTACTATTTTAGGTGGAGCAAATTTTAATGGAGATTTTGAGGTAGTTACAACTTCAAACACATCCTTTGATTTTACAGGTTACTCTGGGTCATCACAAATGACTAAGAGTACTGCCGTTGGATCAACTTCTTTTCCTGCAGCAACCTTTGTTGTTGGGTTTACTAGTGCTGCCGCAGGAAAAGTTCGCATTTCTCTTGGGGGTACAACAACTCAGTCTTTAACTGAAGGTCGATACGTCTATGATTTTATAGTCGGTTCTGGTAGTACCATATATACATTAGTTAATGGTAATATTCTTGTTCGACCAGGGGTGTCGTCTATAAGCACACTATAAATACTAAAAGATAGTATATCATAAATGGCACAACCATCTAACAGGGCACAACTCATAAACTATTGCAAGAGGCAGTTAGGTGCTCCTGTATTGGAGATTAATATTGCCGATGAACAAGTAGAAGATTTGGTTGATGATGCTTTACAATATTTCCACGAAAGACATTATGATGGCGTTATTCAGACATACCTAAAATATAAAATAACACAAGATGATATTGATAGGGGAAGAGGTAAAGCTGCTACCAATCCTATCGGTATTGTCACAACAACTGCAGAGTCAACTATTGTTGGAACTGCGGTAACATTTTCTTACGAGGAAAACAGCAACTATATCCAAATTCCACCAGCGGTTATTGGTATAAGTAAAATTTTTAGATTTGACGGTGCTAACACTGCAACTAGTAATATGTTCAGTGTCAAGTATCAGTTGTTTTTAAATGACATGTATTATTTCGGTTCAACCGAAATTTTAACTTATGCAATGACAAAGAGTTATTTGGAAGATTTAGATTTTTCATTAACAACAGAGAAGCAAATTAGATTTAATCAAAGACAAGATAGATTGTATTTGGATATTGATTGGGCAAGTGTTATTGTAGATGATTATCTGGTTATTGATTGCTATAGACTTTTAGATCCAAATGATTTCTCAAGAGTATACAACGACTTCTTTGTGAAAAAATATCTTACTGCATTGATGAAGCGTCAGTGGGGTCAAAATTTAATCAAGTTCCAAGGTGTTAAATTACCTGGTGGTGTTGAGTTGAATGGAAGGCAGTTGTATGATGATGCAGAAAAAGAATTAGAAATTATTAGG